GTGAAATATGCATCGCTTGAATGTACAATTCTGATACATATCGTTTTAGAATTTCTTTGTCTAAATCAGTCTCAACAGATTCAATATATTTGGTCATGAAGTCTTTAGTAGATAGCGATGCTATCTCTTCACCACTGCCACCGAATTCTACGTTAGACCCTTCGAAACCAGTATAGTCTTCAATAACACTAAGCGATATTGTATCACAATCGTGTAATTTGTCAATAAAGAAATCATACATAGCAGGTACAACTTTTTTAATGACGAACACTCTAGTAATTTTATTGTTATATTTACTAAAGTCAAGATTTTTCCATTGTTCGTAATCGTCTTCGTCGTTATAGAATATTTTCTCATGTAAAGAATACGGGTTTTTAATAAACTCTACTGTCTTGTTTGATGCATCAAATATATGGAAACCTCTATCACAATCCCAATCAGCAAAAGTAAACTCGCAAGGAGCACCAAGATAGTATATGTTTCCTTGAGATGATTTATGATGGTAGTGACCAGACCAAACTTGTTTATACTTCTTAAATGTATTGGTATTCATACCGTGTTCAGATTTAATACCCTTAAGCAACTCAAAACCAGCAAACTCAAGATGACCATAACAAAATTCAGACTTTGATTTTTTAACAAAATCCATAACACGTTCTTCATTCTCTGGCGATATCCAAGGAAGAAAGTCAATGGTTGAATTATCATATGTTAGAGTAACAGGCTCCATGCATATTTCAACGTTTTTATATTTACCAAGCAATTCCTCTAAAGAATTAACTTCGTTAGACGTCTTATAATAACAGTCGTGATTTCCTGGTATAATCTTTACAGTAATATTCTCTTTTTCTAAAACATCAAAGAAGAATGACTTAAATCGTTTAAGGGTCGAGAAGTTTACAAATTTTCTTCTATCAAAAACATCTCCACCAATTAGAACTGTTGTAATACCGTTTTCTTTAATAGACGGAAAGAAAACATTTTTGAAGAACTTCTCTTGATAATCCAACATCCAACTAACATCGTTCCGGATACCCGCGTGGAGATCGTTTATTAGCGCAACTTTAGTCATGTGTATATTAGTACTCTTCGTCGGTGAGGTCGTCTGCGTTATCGTCTATTAAAGAATAGAAGTCTGCAAATATTTTAGAATTTTTGATTTCATCTTTTGATACAGACCTATCGCCAAATTCTTTACGATGTTCTTCTGCTTCGTCAATCTCTTTTTGTTTCTCTAACGCAAGCTTCATTTGATATTTGGTCTTCTTAGTAATAACAGGTTTTTTATCTTCTGTTGATTCTGCATCTGATTTTGTGTGGCCAGAAACTTCGTGTAGAAAATCTAAAAACGAATTAACATATTGTCTATCATCGCTTGCTACAGTTGCTGCGTCCATATTCCACATAATACCAGAATTGTGTACAACTGACTTTCTAATGTCTAATTGTTTGTTTTCCATTTTAATACGTGCGACTGCAGCAAACCAACATATTTGTGTAAAGTAGGCAAACGGTTTAAAATATTTTTCAGGATCAAACGATAGAACTCTTCTAAGACACATTTCATAACCATCGCCAATCATTTCGTCTCGCCATGTATATCTTGAGAAGGATGGATGATTACCTAGCTTGTTGGCAATCTTAAAGAAACATTCACCAATATAATCTGGAATCTGCGGATATACAATTTTCTCATCAATGATGGAAAGAATCTCTTTACGTTTCTTTCCAAGAGCTTCCAGCTCATCATATTGTTTTTTATTTTTATTATAGAATACATCTTCAATTTTATTGCATTTTTCTTTATATTGTTTTATAACTCTATAAAATTCTTTATCATCAATATAGTATTGGGTGTTTTTCTTTTTAATTGCTTTTGTTTGTTTTTTATCTATTGCCATTGCGCTTCTTTTTATTATTATATAACTGTGGCTGGACATTCCAAATAATTCAATAATACATTATAACACATATAAGATAGAATGTCAATATAAATTATTTTTAGATATTATTCATTTTTCTATTGACATTCTGGTAAAACTGTATATAATCATTGTATCACAATGACATATTAGTTATATATTGTTATACTAGTTAAATCTGTTGTTATCTAATTTCCATTGATTAAAATCAATAACTACAACATTTGTAGTTGCTTCTTCTATAGCAACAGTTCTCTCTGGAACTTCAATGTATAAATCATTCATATAATATAACTCTTCAACATGATAAACATATTCTTCTATCATATCATCATGATCGCCAATGTCAACCATTAAACTTATATTAGATTTGTCTATTGATATAACAGGTTCATCAAAGTATGGAGAGTTATCAAATTCAACCAAGTCGTATCTATATTCTTCATCGTTAGAAACTATCGTCTCAAAGATCTGAATAGGGTTACCAATAACTAGAACATTATTAACATCTTCTACTATTTCACCTATAAGTGTATAGTTATTTTTCATTCGTATCTTGTAGATAGAATCTGTGTCTATGTTAAGATCTTTAATAATTTCGTAGAAGTCTTTCATGTATATATTTATTATATGAGAATTTTTGATATTGAATAAGGGTACTCTTCACGTGTGTATATCTTAATACGTTCTAGGAAATGTTTGAGAAGATAATTTTGTTTAGATTTTATTGATAGATCATCTACTATATCTATAATCACAACTTTGTTTGTTTTATTATCTAATCGTAATCCACGTCCAAAACTCTGAAGAACCCTAACTTGAGATTTAGAAGACGTACCCATTATTAGATACTGTATATTTCTACAGTTAATGCCAGTACTGAAAACTCCATATGTTGCAAGTATAATACAATTTTCATTATTGTTTACATATTCAACAGCCGCTCGTCTATCTTCTGATTTAGTAGCACCAGAAACTATGATGACTTTTCTATTCGTCTCTTTTTCAATTTCAACCTTAAGAAATTCTAAATGGTCAACATACGCACTTAGTATTAGAACATTGTCTTTAGATTGTATTTGAGAAACTATTTTTGCAATTTTGTTAGTTCGTTTTTTATAGTTAACAATAAATTTTTGTTCTACTGCATATGGATTTACCTTCTTAAGCTTTTTCTTATCCTGTTTAGATGCATTAGAAACAATTTTACAAACTTCGCTAGAATATTTAAACTTAATACATTTGACTTCTATCTCTGAAGATATTCCTCTATCAATTAATTGTTTGGTTCGCACAACATCTTTAATTTCACCACAAAGAGATTCTATTGTTAATTCATTATAATCAACACCGTCTAAAGTTCCAGTAAATCCAAATCGATTTTCAGCATTAACAGATTTATCTAGAATGCCACGTAGACCAACAGCTTTACATGAGTGAGCTTCGTCAACCATAACAGTAAAGAATTTTTCAAAATACTCAACGTCTAACTTGTAAACGCTCTGCCAGGTTGTTATAACTAATTTCTTATTGGGACCTTCATCTTTTGATTGACCACCAAATATCAAATGGGTTTTAGAATCTATATCATACGACTTATCATATTCTCTAAATTCTTCTAGCAACTGTGTAACCAAATCAATAGTCGGGACAACTAGTAAGATTTTCTCTCTTGGAAAATGCTGTAAAAAATATCTAATTAGAAAATATATTATAAGCGATTTGCCAGAATTAACGGCAGATAATAAAACTCCACGTCTATTTTCCAAACACCATTCAAAAGTTGACGTTTGAAAGTCATATGGTTCAAATGCCAGCTTTATTTCTTTACTGATAAAATCAGGATCAAACTCTAATGGTTCTGAAACACAATCGTAATCAACGTCTACTGTATAGTCGCGTTCTTTTAAAAAATTTATGAGATGCTGAAGAATACCTTTAGGAAATTTTCTAGTTTTGTAACACAGAAATCGTATGCGGCCATCCCAGAATCCATTGCGAACTCTAGGGTCCCATTGCGCATTTTGAGCTTCAAACGAAAAGTAATCAGAGATCTCTCTCAGAATACCAGAATTGGTTGCTGAAACATGAACATGAGAAGAATTAACATTCTTAATAGTAACGTCGTGAGTCATATTAAGAATATTTATGGCATGGTTTAGGAAGTGGTAATATACTTATCTAGAATTGTTGATATCTTTACTTCTTTAACAAAGTCTTGTAGTTGTTTGAATATACCAGATATATTCATTCTTATCATTTCAGATTCTTTATTACATTTGTAAATAGAACCACTATATCCATGAATATAATAATAACCTTCAACTTCGTCTATGCTTTTAATACCAGAGTTCATTCGCCAATGATCGCCGTGCAAGTAACCACCAGACCATCCGCTTAGAACTTTATGATATGTTTTTCCGTCTTGAGTTATTTCTAGAATAATCCAATTGTCTGGTGAATAGTCCCAAGGTCTTTCGATATCGCCTGTCATTTTATTAGCCCCCAGCCATATATTTTGTATAGTCAATAGCATTCTTAATGGCATAACCACGCCGATCAATTTCTTTAAGAACTGCAGATAAGATTTCTACTTTTTGTTCTTGTATCAAAATCTTCTCACGCCCTCGTACTATTTCAACATCACCGGCCATATATTTGTTAACATCTGATGCTCTTAGTTTAACACCAAACGGTTTGGCTTTATAAACAGCAGCTGAAGCGTTACCAGAATAGTAATCACGTTTCTCCTGAAGCAAAACTTCAAAGTTGTTTTCCATTAACTCCTTGGTTAATTTTTCATTTGACCAAAGCTTTATATACTTCACAAACAAATCAGAAGACTTACATGCTTCACGCGCCAGGTCAGACAGATCCCACTTGAGATCTTTCTCTAGCATATCTTCTAATTCTGAAAGTTTTAGATTAACCATCACAATTCTCTTTGTTGCTGCGTCGAATATAAAACTTAAACCAAAATAAATCTATGGAAATATCTTCACCTATCTCTATTGCAAATAATGATCTATATGGCCTCTTAAATTCACTATCTGTGTATAACGAACAAAACCATACCCCACAAGTCGAATCATAATAACTATATTCTATTGTAAATAAATCAAATTGTATTGTTTTCATTTTTGTATTATATCCTAGATTATAGTCAAAGTAAACAAAATATGCGAAAATAAGTAGTTGATATTAAACATGAATTTTGTCTAAAAACGCATTAAACGAGTGTCTATTGGTAATCCATCAGTAGAACTAAAAAAGACTGCTTTTATTTGAATTTTTGATATTTTGAATGAATTTAAATCCAGTTTCTAAGAATTGACTCAGCGACCCTTTGTTCTCCAGTTTCCACTCTTTAAGACCATGTTTTTTATGGTCTATGTATTGTCGTGAGTCTTTGCTTTCCGAGAACGATTTGCCTTTACGTACAACATGAATAAGATTAACATTATTAACTCCATATTCTTTAATTAGAACTTCAATTTCATCATCAAAACCACCATCTGAAACAATAACACATTTACCATCCATTAGGTTTACACCATTGATACGATTTAGTAGACTTAGACCAAAGAATGATTTGCCATGCTCAAGTTTCAGGTATTTTTCTGATAGATCAATGTTAACCTGTCTCCATGATTTTCCACCTAGCATCTCAAGTGGTTTTTCTTTTAGCGATCTATCCAATTCCAACTCAAATACTTGTTCATGTGTAAGACCGTAAAGAACTCTATTTGCTTCTTTAAGCGGTTGAGCAAATGATGCTTTAATAAAATCATACTTGTCGTTATGAATAACACATCTTGCCAACTCGTCTTTACCAGTTTCTGGCGGTCCGTTTAGAATAAAGATTTTGTGATTCTTTTTGTCTGCCATTATATATGTTTCCTTAATTATGAATTATATTTATTCATGGCGTCCAGCAGAAAATTGTCTGTTGGAGCTATCCACACCGCAGATGATAGTTTTTTATTCTTGTTCATCTCATATATTTTGTTTTCTATTTTATCAAATAAGTAATTTTTGATATCTTCAACGTGTATAATATTAGCACAGATCCTTTTAATATCAGCTTCCCTACTGTATTGTCCTAAAGAATGCATAGAACACCCTCTTAAAACAGTTCCTTTACCTAGAATATGAAGATTACGTTCTGATATGGCGTGATTTAAAATACATCTTGTTACTACATTAGAATTCCATGTTATGATATGAGTATTGTACATAATTGTGCTATCTAGACTGATATCTTTAGCAGAGTGTACTTTAATTGCATCACAAACTGTATTTTTTATTGTTGTATATTTGATTCTTTTATCCAATGCAGACGCCGCTGCAGCCATAACATTTATATGAGATGATTTAGCATTTTGGTGATATCTAACTTCAATATTTGGGAACTCGTT